TCTTTTTCGCCGCTCCACGGTTCAAATAGGCTGATACTTGTCAGAGCTTCGGCGTTTGTCAGCTTCGCGGCGGCTCTTGTTATCATCTCGCGGAAGCGTTTTGCCTGCGTCCGTGTCATATATCCGCACCCCCTGTGATAATATTCAGCGCCTCGTCCGCCGATATGTCCTCGGGCGGCTCGGCGGCTGTCCAGATTTGCTTTATCTGGGATTCAGTCTCCGTCCACGACTCGGTGTAATACCCGCCGTCGGACGGATAATCCGCCGTGATTATCGGCTTGTATCCGTACTGCAAAAGCAATGCGGGGTCAGTAGTAAAAACATCGCCATTTTCTGTTCTTATCGGTCTCGGCGTACCGTGCAGAGCACCGCCGACCAGTTTTCCGTATATCATATTTTCACCCCCATATGAAGCTGCCCGCGCCCTGATTATAGAGCGCCGTTTTGCCTATAAGGTCATAAAGGCACGGCGCACCGTTTGCATCGAGACACGGGACAAGCCGCTGTGCATCGCCGTCGGTGTAGCTATATAACCGCATAACAGCTTTATTCTTCGCCCAGTTGTTGTTGCCGACGTCAAATATCAGTCCGTTTGTCGGCGTCTCGAAGTCGGCGACATCGCTCCAAGATTTTTTTAAAATATCATTGACCCACACGCCGGCTTTGTTTATTTGGATTTTTGTTCGTTCCAATGATGAAGCCACCGAAAAACGGTGCTTTTGATATTCGGAAAAGTCGCCGGAGAAAACAATCGGATTTTTGTTTTGAAACAGCGTAAGATTATTTTTCAACGCGCTCTGGCGCGACCCGAATATGCCCGCGTCCCTGTTTATTTCACCGACTATCCTGAAATCTATGGTGATATCAGAATCCTGCGTCAGCTTGCGTCCGGTGTCGATATACTGGCTGCCCGAGGACTGCAAAAAGCTCACGGGAGTGAAGTCATCCGGCAGACCTTCGATATGCCGCGCGGCACGCGAAAAGAAATTTCTTCGTCCTATCAAGTGCCCTCACCGACCTTCTGCGCCGCCAAAATTTTGTCTTTGAAGCTCAGCTCCCATGTCTCGCCGTTTTTGAAATCCGGCGCAGTGCCGATATATCCGGTGCCCGCGGGTAGAGTGACCGTTATATCGCCGCTCGCCGCGAAGTTCAGGCGCATCCAGCACTCGAAGTTGCCTGTAGGATATGTCAGTGTTAAGGTCGTGACATCGGTGAGGCGGTACTCGGTGTTGTCGGCAAGGGCTATATTTGAGCCTGTGGAGACTTTTGTCGAGACTGCCTGCGGGGTATAACCGAGCGCGGAGATAACGCCGTTTTTTGTGACGGATATATCGGAACCATTATATTGCAGTTTTCCGTTTGAATCGGAGAGCTTGTCAAGAACGTCTTTATTAGTGTGAGTATGCCCAGACTTTTTTACAAGCTCATCGAGTGCCCCTCCGACTGTCGACATGTTCGGTAATGCGTCATTTGAATAACTAATAAAATCCGCACCGATTTGACCAACTATGAATTGCCATCTAGCTTGGTTTTCTCCGACCTTCTGTACAAATGAAAGTATAGCTTGACCAAGCAGAAATGTGGCAAAATAATAGTTGCTACCGTTAAAGCCTTGAACAATAGGTATATCCCAAGATAGATTGTTGTCTGTATCAGTGGCTATCACAACAACTCTTTTTTCGTCGGCAACTGCTGCGTCAATTTGCTCAACTGTTGTGCTGCAAGACGTGACCGTATACTTACCATTGTCGTCGCTTGTGACCGTCATTTTGATTATGAAGTCGGATGCGCCGCCACCTATAACCTTGCCATCGTACAGCAGCGTGCCGGTATCATCGGCGGTCAACAGGTCAATGACCGACTTGTTATCATGGCCGTGCCGTGCGGCGGTGTTAAGAGCTATCTCGGCGGCGAGGCTGTGCGAGAGCCGCTCTGTGCCGTCCGGGATTGACACCTTTGCAGAGCCTGTTATCATAGGCGCATAGCCGACTATCTCGCCGTCCGCAAAGGCGACAAGCTGCGCTGCCATGTTGCCCGGTTCGGGCACAACATCGCTTGTAATTTTAACCGCCACATAGCCGTCCACAGGAGTCAACAGCCCGGTTTGCAGATACTCGCCGACCGTCGACTCAAAGTAGACTCTGTAGCTGTCCGCGCCCTCGAGCTCGGCGGGAACGGGTAGCGACAACTCCGTGAAGTTGTTCTCCGCTCGATATCCAACGTCATAACCGCGCGGGTGAGCATAATCAATCGTTATCGTAGTTGTCCGCATCGTCTACCGCCTCCTCTTCCTGCAACATTTCATTGAGCATCTCTATTTTACCGAGCTGTTTGATAAGCTCGGTACGGACATATTCCAGTCGACTCGTCAGCTGTTTTGTCTCCTGTTCAAGCTGCCTTGCCGTTTCTCTGGCTGTACCGAGTTTTTTTCCGAGTTCAGTTTTTATCATATTAGACTTACCTCCTTACGCAAGTTTTTTGTAAATACCGTTGCCGTTAAACTCCGCATACAAACCGGTGTTGTCAACAAACAGTCGTCCAGTGTACCCGCCACCGGATTTAAGTTCAAGGCTCATGCCCGCTCCACCGCTACCGCTTGAGTAGATGTTGATTCGCGCCGGGATTGTGCCTTTTGAGTTATTAGCAAGCTGCATAAACGCTTTTGCTTCGTTTGTCGCACCTATTTCCGCACTTATATCCGTTGACCTGAATGGGGCGTGAGATATAAAACCTATACTTTCGCCGTTACTGTCAACAGTCATTATCTCGTTGACCTCGACACACTGTCTAAACCGCGCTCTTGCCTTTTCGATAAGCGCATAATCGGTCTGCCAATGTATTATTCCGGTTTTGTTCTCGTCGCTTTCGCCGAATCTAAAGCCTTTTGTGTTTATCCCATCAATGCTTGGCAACGGCGACGCAAATGTCGCGTAATAGTAGTTGTCCACCATTGCGTCAGTAACAGTCAAATAATTGTAATTTGTACCCGTCGCCATATTTGTGGCGTAGTACATTTGCAGATATCCGCCCGACAAGTCGGTTTTAAATGCATCGCTCTCTATCGACAGGCTACCGCCGTCAAGGTTTATATCGCCGCCCGTAATGTCAACATCAGACGCGATAATCTTGCCGGTGTCTAAGTTAAAGGAAAACTTTCCCGTAGGCGACGAAAGAATATCAGTCGTGATATAGCTTGCGGATATCTTGTTCGCAGCGATGCTGCGTATGACCGCGTCACCGTCTTTTGATACACCGTACTCCCAGTTCGGGGATCCGTTGTTCCAACCGTTATTAGTCCAGGCATAACCACCGGCGTTGCGGCAGTAGATGGTGTTGCTCCCCTCAAGCGTAGGCTTGTCGTGGTAATAAGTAATTACCGCGCCGTTGCCGTCCGCTTTCCGCGTGACATATAAGCCCATGCTGTTCGCGATGGTCTCGTTCAGCGCAAGGGTCGCCTGCTCAAAGTCGTTGATTTGCGCCGCCTGTTGAGCGCGGGTCTGCTCGAGTACTGCCTGCTGCTTCGGTGTAAACGCGCCCATTGTGGCATATCCCGACTGCGTCGCCGTTTCGCCCTTGCCCTCAAGCTTCGTGCAGCGGTTCTGTGACTGCCACTTGACATTTGTCAACACGACTTTCTTCGTCCCCTGAGCCGTCTCAAAGTTCATCACATCGAGCGGTCTGAGGTGCGGGAAAGAGTGCGTAGTGCAGGACATAGGCGTGTATGTAAGGCTGCATCGTGCAGTCTTTAATTCCGTTGCCAGTGTGTCGAGGTTCATATCGCTCTGGGCAAGGAGATTGCCCTCGATATTAAAGGCATAGTCCTTTGTGCCCGCGAGGTATTCGGTCTTGTTCTCGTCGTTTCCGACAATACGCACACCGGAAAACACGATATTATTTTCGGCAAAGTCGGTATTGCCGGAAGTAAAACGGTCCGAAGCTTTTATCACCGTGTGCTTGGCATTTGTCGCATACCACCCGCCTGTCAGCTTGCCGTCATAGTCAATATACAAGCTCACGCCCATGAGCTCCGCAGCCCAGACAAGCACCTGACGATAGGTCAGGTTGTCCGCCTCCGGGCGTTTCGGTATCGACACACCCCGATGCAAAGTGTTCGTCGGAAGCTTCTGCGACACCCCGCACTTTGTGCAGGCATCGGCGACTATCTGATACAGCGTTGCAGGATAGGCAAGCTCAGTATCATAGGCTCGGTTGAACTTCGCCATGCGGTCATAAGCCGTTATTTTAATACTCCTGAGCTTGCGGGGAGGACTGTCCACCGTATAATAGCCAATAGGCACGGTCTCCGTTGTCGAGCCCGTGGAAAAGCTCGTGGTAACATACAGCTGTGCGCCCTCGAACACCTTATCGTCAAACGTGCCGTCGGTATTCTCAAGAGTAAAACTCAGCTCTGACATACACGCCGAGCCCAAATCAAGCTTGCCGCCCGTGACACTCGACCAGTCCACCGTTACCGCGCCGATAATGTCTTTGTCGGTGATATTAAATGCCGTGCCTTTGGTAGGCGTACAGAGGATATTGACAGACTGCACCACATCCTCTCGCAGAGCCGCAAGCCCGGCAGAAGTTATTGGATACATAACATCACCCCTTTCGCGCCACGATTTTAAAGGTCACATTGTCAACAACATTCAGACTGCTGTTGTATAGCGGCGCACTTCTGTTGCCGACATAAAACTCTTTTGTCACATATCCGCCTTCGAGCATATTTAAGTATTTGACCGTTATATACTCCGGATTGAACATTTTCAGAATCTTGCTCGCGTTCGCTATGGACAACCCGGAAAATTTAAGCGTTACCGCGTCGGTCTGTCCTATGCGCTTTTTGTGCATGACGACATCTTCGGTACGCCCCGCGTCGCTGGCCGAAGCGTCCTCGAGTTCCCATTTATATCCGTCCTCCGAGTCAGGATATACCGGCATAGTTACGCCATCCACGGTAGCTATCGGATTGTCGCCGGGATTAAAAGCGGTTGCCACTGCTGTTCCACCTTCTTTCTTGACATAAAAAATGAAATATGATAAATTAAAAAGAAAAAGGAGAAAAATAATATGGATAATGTTCTTTTTGGACTTGGTCTTTTGTCTGCGATAGGCGTAATCGCCTTTTTAGTAATTGCAGTTGTGCGGATTTTCAAGAAGAAACCCCGCAAGAATTTTGTCGTTGCAGCTTTGATTTGCTTTGTTGCATCTAATGTGTTTATTTTTTGTGGGGCGCAAACCAACTACAACAACATGACCCCCGAAGAGAGATCTGAATATGATTCAAAGCTTGCCGCCGAATCACAACTTAAAGAAGAAAAGAAAGCAAGCAAAGATAAAAGCAAGGACAAAAACAAGACGAGCGAGCCGCCGATGACAGAAGCCGCTGCGTCGCAAAATATTGGCGACGTCTCAGTCCAAGCACTTAAGCTCTATGCTGACCTCTCGGATGAACAGGCTCAAAAAGTTATAAACGACTTTAAAAAAGTGGGAATTTCCACTCCGATTTACTTTGAATCATTATCATCAAACTCGACAGATAAAAGCTTTAAGTTTTCGAACGATAAGATATCCGGAACGCTTGTCGTTTCCAATGGAAAGACGAGTTACATTTCGAGCGGCGGAGTCGAGCTGTTCAACTCCAAAAAAGGCGGAGCCCTCGCAAACATTGAAGATTACTATCTCAGTTCCTACGAGTCAAATTATTACAAGGGCATGGCAGAACAACATGTTAAGCAATACCTCAAGACTCCATCAGCCGCGTCGTTCCCCAACCTCACGGATACAAGCGCATGGATTGTATCGCGCTATAAAGACACTGTTACGGTCAGCGCGTGGGTTGACTCACAAAACTCCTACGGCGCACAGTTACGCAGCGATTTTGTAATTCAGATGTCTTACGCTTCACAAGGAACAAGTCTTACATATGCGGAAATTGAAGATAAAGTTCTCTACGGTTCCTTTGTTTCATATTGAAAGCAGCCCCTTTCAGAGGGGCTGCTTTTTATATGTCGCATGGAATAACTGTTCTTCCGCTCTTTTGATTATATCTCTGAACAGCGGTTACTATAGCCTCTCCTTTTATCGTACCGTCAGGAAGCACGACCTGTATATGCCAGTCGCCGCCATCACTGCCGCGGCTTTCTTCCTTGACGACCTTTCGCAGCAAGCTCTCCGGCGTTTCGATATTCGTGCCGTTTTTCTGGTCGCCGAGCATCGCAATAAACTCTCTGTTCGGCGGAATTACCGCACCCGTTGCAAGCTTTGGAATTTGAGGTATCGATATATCGCGCAGATCAGCAAATGGCGACAAGCCGAGTATATTTGCATTTCTCAGCTTATCGATTGACTTGTTTATGGCATTAAACGGTATTGCAACAACTTTGTTTATACCCCCGATTATTGCATTAACAACAGTTTTAAATGCTGCAGTTATGCCCTCTTTGATGCCGTCAAAAATTTTTCCGCCTACACTGAAAACATTTTTAACTGCTGTCCACGCTTGTGTAAATTTATCCTTAAACCAATTTACAACAGGGGAAAAAGCCGTTTTAACACCCTCCCAGGCGTCCTTCGCCTTTGATTTCAAGCTTTCCCACATTCCGTCGAAGAAGTTGGAAACTGGGTCAATTACGGTTTCTTTAAACCATGATCCCACTTTGTCACAAGCCGCTTTTACAATTTCCCAACAACCCTTTGCTATAACGCCGATATCGTAGAAAACATCGTCGAATGTCTGTTTTACGCTACCGAACAAAGTTCCAAACCATTCAGTAGCAGGAGAAAAGACATCTTTGATTTTATCCCATGTTTTTGAAAACGTTTCTTTTATCGGTTCGGAGACATTACTCTTGAACCATTCGCCCAAAGACGCCCATTTTTCTTTTATCCAGTCATACGCCTTTTTAGCAGCCGCTTTCACTTCGTCCCAATAGACTATCAGCAAAACCACCGCCGCAATTGCCACAGCTACCGCGGCAACCACAGCAACACCTACAGCAGTCGCAGCTCCGGCACTTGCGCCAAGCGCGGTACCTAATGCAGTAAAAACACCTTTGATGCTCGCGCCTATTGTAGACAGCTTGCTCACGAACTTTAAAGACTTAAAAGCGGAAACAATTCCCCCGAGGTCTTTTATCTTTTTGAAAAGCTTGGCACCTTCAAAAATAAGCAGGAACGAACCTATTGCAGTACCGGCTCCGATAAACGCCGGTTCCCATTTTTCAAGCTCTTCTCTGACCTTCTTGAATTTCTGCTTCAGCTCTTCGGCACGCTCCGCAAGCTTCGGGTCAATAACACTGTCAGCATTGGAAAATGGGCTCTTAAAATTGTTTCCCCCGCTCGATACCGTTGTGCTGCTTCCGCCGCTGCCACTATCAGATCCGGTATCCGGCGTTCCGAGACGATTGATTTCATCGATGCCGAGCAAAGCGTTCTTATAATCCTTCGCCTTTTTCGCCGCACTGCCGAGGTTTGTGGACACTTGCTGTGTGCTATTGGCAAGCTTGGCGGTGTTTGACGATGTCCGGCTCGTTGCACTCGACGTGCCGAACAATATAGCCATAACTTGCCCGGCTTTTTCGGCGAGAGCGGTCAATCTTTCAAGCAACGCCGTGACATGCGGAATACACTGCTGCAAAGCCGGCGCAAACATTGACCCGAGCGCACTCGACAACATTTTTGTCTGTGCTTTCAGAGCAGCCTGCGCTCCTGCGAGGGTGTTCGAATATTTCGCAGCATCCCCGGTCTGGAATGCCGTCTCCCGCATGAGGCCCTGTGTCGTTGCTATGCGCTTTTCTGCGTCAGTCAGCGTTGCTGCAGTCTTGCCTATCGATGCCGCATATTCATCCCATATAACGGACAGATTTTTTGTAACACCGGCATTGTCGACAAGAATGCTGTTTTCGTTTTTGATACCTTCGGCTGCGCTCTTTATAGCTTCGCCCATCGTCATACTGCCCTGGCGGTTAAACGCCGCCGAGTCTTTTAAGTTGGTCAATATGGACTGTGTCTGCTCATCGGAATATCCTGCCGCCGCGAGGCTCTTATACGCAGTGTAAGCGTCCATCATCGGGATAAGACCGTCTTTGGTATACGATTTAAGCCACGCTTTCGCGGCGTTCAGGTCTTTTCCCTGCGCGGTCAATATGCTCGACAAGCCCATCTGCGCAGCTTCATTTTCCGCATATGCGTCCGTCAGCTTCTTGACTTCGCTTACTACCTTCTGTATAGCCGCAACGGCAGCGGTCGTTTTTATGCCTGTAAAAAGCTTTCCGACACCCGCTCCCGTGCGCGTTGCCTGCTGTTCAAGCGACCCCAGTCTCTTGTTCGCCTTATCAATCTTGGCGTTAAAGTCCTTGGTGTTTGCTGTAATCAGCACTTGCAGTTCTTCAACTGTCATTTTTTCTCACCTGCCCTGTGCCTTGCGGCGTTCTTTGATTTGGCATAAGCGGACATCCGAGCTTTGATTACCGTCCACCCGGTTTGCTGCATGCCGAAAGCTGACGGGAACGCCTTTTCAAGCGTAGGATATTTTTTCGGGTCGTTAAACGCGAAAGAATCAAGCTGCCCGAGATTCCATATCAGCTGTAACTGCCATTTACGCCGCTCGTTTTCTGCCTTTTGCCTTGCGGATATAAGGTCCTCAACCTCTCCGGCCGACATGCTCCAGAATTCGTCCGGGGTTATCCCGACCGCAAAAGCGCGAGGTTTGAGATCCGCGACCCACTCGGTCGCCGAGGAGAAGATTACTCTATCTCCTGCTCCTCGTCCTCCCGCTCCATGTCCGCTATCTGTTCCGGTGTAAAAAAACCGGACACCTTCATAATGCCGAGGAATGTGTCCGCTCTGTCCTCGAGGGTAAAGCCCTCGGCTTCAAGCGCATCGATGAGCTCATATGTCTTGGGGAGCGTCATATTCGCCTGGTATTTCTGCAGCGCGCCCCAGAGGGTCACTGCAAAGACCTTGGTGTATGCCAGCTTGTCAAGAGCTTCAAGCAGGCTGCAGCCTATACGGTCTTCCACTTCGATTTTTGTCGCCGTCGTGAGCTTGAGCTTGTACTCCTTCTCGCCGGCGGTCAATCTATAAAAAGGTGCATTACACGCAGTAAGCATATTTGTTGTCTCCTTATTTTAAATTTTCGGCGGAGTTTCCCCCGCCGATGTGTTCTTTAGCCGCCGGACGAGGTATATTCCTCTATATCCGACGATGGAGTGATTTTTGTAGTAAAGGTCAGCGCCTCTGCGACGCCCTTTCCGGGCATCGAAAGTGACACTCTGCCTGTCCATGTGAAACCGGAACCGTCCGGGAACAGCAGAATAAAGGTCTTGTCTGCATCCTTAGCTCCCTTGAGGGTCGCCCAGTTCGTGCCGGTCTTCATACCCTCATAGCCGAAAGTAAACGCCATATCCCCGGGGTCGGAAAGCCCGGGCTTATACTTTCTCTGCGTGTCCTTCATCGTGGTCACGTCGATTTTGTCCGATTCGCCGAGCATATCGGGAAAATCAAGCAGACCGGGAACTTCAGCTGCCGCTTCTGCGCTCGCGCCCATTTTCAGAATCACGCCTATAGAAGTCTGATAATCTTCCATTTGTACTTACCTCCTTATTAACTGCGGTAAAACCGCTTCGTGTTGTTGTCGTAGACTCCGTTATAAAGCAGGACGGTGCGGTATAACACCGTACCGTCCTCCTGTTCGTCCTCAAGGTGGTTAGGACAGCCGCGAAGCAGGCCGAGGCGGAGCATCGCATCGTCGACTTGCCTCTCGACCTCGTTCCTGCCCTCCGGCGTAGCCATCCACACTTGAATCTGCACGGCGATCCGGGAAAAATGATCCGGACGCGAAGAGGATGGCATTTTAACGGAGTTATCCATCTGCTTTATCAAACCGTGCCGTTCAAAACTCTGCGGATATTCCGCAGACCATTTCACGCCCGGTACAGCGAGTGAAAGCACATCATAAGTCACCTGTTCGATATCAACCATTTTTCTGACCGCCTTTACGATTTATTTCCTGTTGTATCGCGCGCTTATAGCACTCGAGTATTGCTTCGCGATTGTTTATAAGCGCAGGATAGAGATACGGCTGCGCCTTTTGTCCGCTTATCATTCGCCAGCCGACACCAGGGATTTTGCCGCGCCACTTGTCCGCCTTGTAATGAATCCCGCCCGGGAGCTCATAAGTATATGTGCCGTTACCTTTAGGACCCGTACCGAATTCCACATAGGCGGCGTATTCAACATTGGTCAATACGCTGCCGATATGCTTGCTGCCCTCGCGCTTGTAGTCGGTATGCAGCGACGCGCGCAAGTTGCCGTTATCTACTGGACACAACTCTTTTGCGCTGTTGTTGACTATTCGCGCCGCCTCGCGCGTGCCGTTTGAAATAGCGGTATCAGTGCCGCCGAGCTTTGCGAGCTTTTTCGCCAGCTCGCCGAGCCCCTTAACTTCAATACTCATCGGCTCACCGCCTTGCAAAGATACAGCGTGTGGCTGTCGTGCGGCTGGATCTCGGTGATTCGGTAATAAGCGCCACCGTATTTCACATAGTCGCCCTTCTCGACAGCGAGCGTATCGGATGTTGAAAAGGTGGCGTCTTTGTTGCACTGCAGCCCCCATTCCTGCGCCTGCATAGCGTCGGTAACAAGCCGGAAGTTGACAGTAAAAGAGCCCGCAGGCGTTTCTGCGGGCTTCACTGTTTCACTGCCGAGCGTTCCTGTCTGTTTGACGGCTTTATAATGCTCGACTGCTTTGTCTTGAAATACGGCGCGCTGTGCGCGTCTGAAGGCGTCGGGGATCTTCACCAGAAAAGCCTCCTCCACTCGTTGAGCATCACCTTTTCGCTGTCGCTCAGTTCCGCCGTTGTGGCGAGGTCTGAGTCGCTGTGCTTAAAGCTCACGCTCTGGTCGCCGTCCGTTATGCTTGCAACGGTCTGCGCCGCATCGGTAGAGCCCGGCTGCTGCGTGCGGTAACGCTGCGCGGCTATCTCTGCCACAAGCAGATCAAGACCGGGGACAAGCTCATGCCGCTTGGTATATCGCAATACCTTGGACTCGACGCTATCCAGCAGATACCGGGCAGCCGGCAGCGACATTTCCTTACCCAACATCACGCGCATCCGGGCTATGAGGTCGGCCTTGTTCTGCTCCGTCATATCAGCCCACCAGCCTTGCAGTCATGTCGCTGTCAAGGGTCTTGACGCCGTACAGGATATCGAAGCTGACGCGGTCGGTCTTGTGCTTGATGTCGTAGTCATATACGACTCTGATAGCAAGACCGTTCCTGCTCGAGGCAATAGCCGCATTATTCGCGCCCATAGGCAGCTCAAGCTGACGAGTGACGAGTGCAAGGCCGTTGCGGTGGAATGCGAGGGAGTGGGTCGTTTTGACGAGATACACCTTGACCGCCGCGTCCGAGGCAATAGTGCGGTGGATAGGCTGATCTATCGCGACCTCGGCGACCGCGCCGCTTGCGGCAGTTGCATCGGCGGCAAATCTGTAAAGATAGCCGTCGAGGATAAAGCCGTCGCCCTTTTTAAAGGTGCCGGTCGTCGCAGTGACATCCGAGAGTGCGACCTTAGTCTCGCCGGCGGTGCAGGAGACCTTTGCAGCGGTCGCAGTGCCCGCAGTTGCCGCGAGGGTATCGGGGGCATTCTGCGACATATAGGTGTCAAGACCATAAATAGAGCCGAGCTCCGCCGAACGCAGGGCGTCGGAGTTGCCCGCGTATGCGACCTTTGAGAGGTTCTCCGTGGTCAGATAGCGATACTTGTGCGTCGGGTTGACGAGCAGTCTGCGCTGCTGTATCGGCACGCCCTTGAGGTCAAATGCCTTGGCAATGTTGGCAATGTCCTTGAGGTCGGCCGCGTTCGCGGTGCCGCTCACGGTGTTGCCGGCGTTTGCGATGCCTTCGGCGATAATATCGCTGTCGATGGCCTGGGATATGGCCTGCACCGCAGGAGATATGATCTGCTCAGAAAATGACTTGATGTCGAGGGTCATTTCCTTGGAAGTGACCGGAACGGTGACATCGCGGAAATGGTCAAGGGTCACCTTGACGCTGCCCTCGTTCACATTCTGGTCTACGGTCTCGCCGACGAAGTTCTTCGCGGAAAACTTCGCGGGCTTGCGGATGGTGATAGTATCACCGACGTGTGCGAACTCCTTGGAATAGTCCTTGTGGACAAGGTCGGCAGCAACGAGATTGTTCTCGAGCACCATAAGAGCCTCGTTCGCGACTATCTGAGGAGTCAGAAATTTGTTTGACATTTGTTAAATCCTCCGTTTTTACTGATTTTTGCGCCAATTCACATAATCGGCATAGTTCTCGGGGGCTTCGCCCGGTTCGGGGTCTCCGCCGCCGTGGTCGGGGTCTCCGCCCCTCTGTCTGGTTTCGACTTTGTCAAAAAGATAGGCGTCGCTTTCCCTGATTGCTTTGAGCTGATCGTCAAAGCCCTCGAGCTTGCCGTCTTTGTCGAGTTTCACACTGCCGGGTGTTATCAAGGCTTTTATAGCTCTTGCGTTCTTGCCTTTGGCGGCTGTAATAGCGGCATCGATAGCGGAGTCAAGTTTCATGGCAGCGATATCGCTGTCATACTTAGCCTTAGCCTGCTTGTTCTCGTTCTGCAGCTGTGTAATCGTAGCTTGCAGCCCGGCGGTATCAACCTTTTTGAGCTCTTCAAGCTGACTGTCCCGCTCTGCTATCTGACCCTCAAGGTTCTTGACCTTGTCGGACTCGGCGCGAAAATCTGCTTTTGAAACAAAGTTCTTGCCGATATAGCTCGCTATCTTCTTGTCGATGTCCTCGGTGTGTGCGTCGCCTAAAATGTCTTTAAGCCAGTCCATGTCTGTCCTTTCCCGCGCTCCCTTTTTACTTGGCCAGTCCCAATACTGCGCGACACCATTTTGCTCCGGGTGGCGGATAAATTTGGATATAAAAACAGCGCTTTGCATTTGACTGCAAAACGCTGTAATTATTATGTTGTGATATGACAAAACCGCCTCGCTTTAGCTTGGCGGCTCGTTATTTATTATTGATCCTCTTCATCAAGAGTATCTTTTCCGAAAGCCTTTATATAGCTCTCGGTGAGGTCTTTTATGATAATCGGGGCTTCTTCCTCGTCCAGTATTCCGTCGAGGCGACCTTTGAGCAAATCCTCATAGTAGAGATAGAGCTCATCGCTCATAGCTTCGCTGAGATCGTTGTTGTCCACTTCCCACTTTATCAGCGGGAGCACCGCGTTAAGGCGTTCGGCTTCTTCAAGGATATCCTGATCGAACTCCGAAAGATATGAATTTTCGAGAAGTCTTCCCGTTATTGGCGGTATACTCGTAATCACACGACTTTCAAAAATTTCTGTTGCGCCCTGATAATCAAGGTCGTATTTCATCTTTTTCTCACCCTTTCTTTCCAAACATTGCCTTCAACCCTTTTGTTTGAGATAACATTCACTTCAACATCCGGGTATAGTTCTTTAAATTGCTGCATCACCCCTTTACAGCTATCACACATTCCACGTTCGGAAAGCATACATATCTTTTTAAAGGGGGTTGTTTCATACAAATCAGCAAAGAACTCAAAAAGCTTTGCCTCAGTATCATTGTGGGTTCCTTCTCTTATCGTTCCATCCTCTCGGCGAACAGCAATATATTTAAAACGTCGTGCCTCTTTTAGTAAAACCAATTTTCCAGTTCCTTTATACCCACTGCTATCTACTTTTGTAGATACTGCACTATGTGCATAGTACATATTGTCAAAATCATCATCGATATATGCTCCGGCAATGTTTCCGCTTCTTTTGTATTTGCTCGTGAACTGGAGTCTTTTTTCATAAATAACCTTTTTATCAAACCGTAAGATTTCATCAGTAGATAAATTGCCTGAATCTATCTTGTATTGATTCGCCAAGCGGTATTGCCTCTTGAGCGTCTTCCACTTCTCAGGATCATTATACTTTATTTTTAAGAATTCATCAAGAGAATCCGGCACGTTTTCTTTTAAGACTGCCGAATACCGTTCGAACTGATCTCTATTGTAGGAGGACACTTGTGTCAAAGTCTTGGGCGGATAATATTTAAGCTTCCCGGTAAGAGGATTTATATTATCCGCAAGCCACTCTTCATATGTCGTTTCCGCCGGAATAAGCACGGTTTTCCCGGTCTCGGGATCCAATGCCCGGCGTTTGAGTTCGGCTCGGTTTTGTCCCTCTATGACTGCCGTCGTAGTACAACGGTCATTCGGATGGAGCGGCGGATAGTTTATGCCCTCCTTCGCTTCGGAGACCGGAAAAGTCTTGCCGTCCAAAGCGCCGCAGACATCACAGGTGCGCCCGTCAAGGGTGGCGAGAAATCTGTATTCCGTTATGCCTTCCTCTTCGTACGCCACCTTTTCGGCGGCGTTATGCACACGGTTTGTCTCGGTGCGTATCAGCCGCATCGAGCTGTACATTCCGGACTGCATCGCGTCGGCGAGCTGTCGCGCCATTACCTGCGGACCCGCTCCCGTCATAATTCCACGCGTCACAATACCGTATGCGCTGTTGGCAAGCGCGGATGTGTTCTGCCAGATACGGTCGGAAAAATTCGCGCCTTTCCAGCGGTCATTTACTATGGTGTTTACGGCGCCTTTCGGCAGGGCTGAGAACTCAAAGCCTAATCCCGTACCGATCTGCGTGTCATATATACTGCGATAGTATGCATCCCCGCTCACGTCTTCAAGCAGCCGCTTGAGTTCCCGCTTCTCCCGGTCGGCAAGCAATGCCGTTTCCGTCTCGATATTGGCTTTCAAAGCCTCAAGGCGGTTTATTCTCGCGGCGTATGCTGGCGCATTGAGACGGGCAAGTGCTTTTCTTTTTATGACCGGGTCTTTTATGTTATTAAGCTCTTTGCGCAGTGCTTCCAATTCCGCTTCCGCTTCTTTGGTGTTCAACATCCGACGAGCTTCTTCCGGCGTCAATTCACCATTTGCCGCATAACGCGAAAATATCCGATTTATGCGGGCGTCGAGGTCCTTCTGCGCCTTGACGTATAACTTGACCGTTTTTGTCTTTATAGCCCGCGTCGAGGCACGTCGGGCATATTCCTCGCGCTGCAGTGCCCGCTCCTCCCAATAGAGATCAGAGCGCATTATTCATCATCCTTTTCGGAATCGTCCTTGTCGTCATCGTCGCTGATAAACATCTTTGCGTTTTCCTCGCGCTGCTTCTGCAGCTCCTCATATGCCTGCGCGACATCGTCAACAAACGGGTGCTTTGCTAAAAGCATCTTATCGGGCACAAGCCCCTGCGACTTCTGGATTATATCCACCGTCTCCGCGTCATTGACTATCATCGACTTGTGGACATCGTATTTGATAAGCGTATAGTCATAGTCGGTACCGTTCTTCAGGTTGATATCCTGCGTAATAAACCATGACAGCTCTTTCAGCATGACCTTTAACTTCGAGACAAGCGGGTCAGCCTTGAGATCAAGCAGGGTGTAGCGGAATTTCAGACTGACGCCTGACGGCGCGCTGCCGAGCTTTTCATCGTTCATATCAATACCGCGCCCTATATGGTATATGTCCCGGCGCAGCATATCGAGCCAGGCGAGGCGCTCGGTGACATTCAGCGTGACCTGCTCCGCGCTTATCTTGCCGGACGGATCGCTTATTGACACTGCCTTGTTTATCTGCAGCTTCTGCTGTATCGCTTTTGCAGTCTCTCCGCCGTATCCCTGTATCATCCAGTAGAGCTCGACGAGATCTATCTGATTATTCGTCGACGCAGAAGATATCAGGTTATATGCATCAAGCAGACCTTTAATTCGCGAAAGGTCGGTCTGATGCGCAGAATTGTTATAAAGTGGCACAAACGGAATTCTTCCCCACGACTTCGCCTCAACCGAAACGCGCTCGTCGTTGATTATCTGCTCGTTATACCAATGCGGGCTGTTGCTTTCGAGCACGAACTCTCCGGCATCGTTTTCGACATAGCGCTTTACCCCTGTCGCAGTCCACCACTCTACCCGCTCCCGCTCCGTCTCTGTGCCGTTTTGCACGACGGTTATTTTATAGTGGCGGAAAAAGTCGGTAATCACCTGCTGATAGCTCATGTCGCGGCAGGCAATACATTCCGTTGTCGGAATAACGACAAAACAAAGCTTGCCAGCTGCCGAGTAATAGACATGCAGCCATCCGACGATACAATTTGACGCATTTGTCGCGAGGTCAGGGAGCATGTCCACAAAAGCCTCGTCGGAGGTCACTGCGGTGACAGCGTCCTCAAAAGCTTTCAGACTTTCATCTGCACCGCCCGCTCCGTCATTTGCGCCCTCAACAGAGACGGAAAGCGGCTTGCCGAGAATGTACGCGACCTTCTGGTCGACCATCAGCGCATGGAAATTATGCACATTGTGGTGATTCGAATTGTTTTCGTTGATTATCTTAACGCCGCCGCGCTTTATGCCCGCCGGGCTATTTTCGTCTTCTTCGTAGACGACCGTCTCGCGGAAATCTTTCTGCAGAATGTCCTGCATACCGCGATAATATCGGAGTCCCTCGCATGCCGCCAGATAATCCGGGTCTTCCCGCGCATTTTTAAGCACGGTTTTGATAATCTCATCGTCCGTAGCCGTATGGTGATACGCGAGCTTTTCTCTTATCAAGTCCATATTGTTAATCATTAAGTTACCCTCACATTCTGCTGGTCGTTCTCTGTGGCGTAGCGCGTGGCGTCAATCGTGTGGTTGTCTCTATCGGGATAGTTCGCCTTATAATTGCCGTCCTTATCCCGTTCGAGCTCATACGATGAAAATTCCCGCGCCGCGTTTGGACAGCGGGCGGGATCTATTATTATTTCGTCGAGGTCGCGCAGCCATTCTATGCCGTGCTTCACGCTGTCCGGACCCTTGCGTGCGCCTCTGACTCTCAGGCCGTATTCATACATATCCGCTATAGACTTCGGTTCGGCGGAGTCTGCGATAATTTCGCCGGCAACTCCACGAGATTTTATACGGTCGGCGGCAAGTCTGTTGCTCATGCCCGCCGCGTATATCTCGTCGTATATGTACAGCCGCCTGCGCGGCTTGTCATAGTTGCACGATATAAAAACAAACGGGTCAACCGCATAGCCCCAGTCTATGCCGCGCCTGATACGGTCAAACCGCGCAATCTCTTTATTGGTGATAGGTCGGATACTGATGTTCCGGAATACCTCGCCGCCCGTGCCGGTGACTTCCCCGAGGAACTCGTGCCTATATCGTTCCGGCGAGTGCTGTTTCAGGTGCTCCGCCTCCAACAGCAGCGGCGCGCCTATCCAGTCCTGCGGCACAGTCAAATATGTGCTGTGATGTACCAGGCGGTCGGCGCGCTCTACGCGCACCTCATCATTCACCCACGCCCGCAGCGACTCAGGGGGATTGTACGAATAAAAAACATCGAATTTACTGCCGCCGCGCATGACCGACTGCAGCACATTATCGGTTTCCCGCATCCCGGAAAACTGATTCCATTCCTCGAACCAGATATAACGAAAATAGCCGAACGGGATCTTTATGGACTTGACTTTCATCGGATCGTCAAGACCTCGAAACATAATCGTTTGCCCGCTCGGCAGATATGTGATTTTCATCGGACTGACCGTCGCTTTAAAATACTGCGACACTCCCAGTTTATCGATAGCCCACAGCATCTGTGCAAAAACACTGTCCCGCAGCGTGTCTGCAATTTTGCGGAACACGATCGCGTGCGCGTCAGGGTTTTTAATGATGCCGCAGACAATCTCAAGCGATATATAGCTGCTCTTTGTGCTTCCGCGCCCGCCTTTAAGCACATAATGCGTATGCTGCCCGGCACACACATCGCGATGCACTTCGTAAAACGACGGCGCGATTATGTCAGTAAGCCTGACGGCCATATTAGCCGCCCCCTATATCGTCGATAATCTGCGGCGCGTTGACGGAGACTTCAATTCCATCCTTAAACAGGCTGAACCGCTTGCCAAGCAGCTCCGCAGCCTTCAGGCGCTCTTTTTCGTCCGGCGGCTTATCCAGCACCTTTGCCGCACTGCAGCCGTCGCCTTGACCTTCCACAACCACGACGCTCGCCGTGCTGTCTCCGCGCATCACGGCGGTGAGGTACTCCATGACCTCCTGCGCGTCGGCTATCTTTTTCGAGCTCAGCTCATCGAGTTTTGCTTCGATGTAGGCTTTAACATTAGCATTTGTTAGCAGCCTTGACGCATTGACTCTCGCAGCATCATCCGATTTTATCCGTGGATAAGCAGCCTTGTATGCTCTTGTCGCGTTGCAGTCGATGATGTACTCGTCTGCAAACCGCCTTTGCTTGTCGGTCATGGGTTCACCTCCGTTCTTGTGACTTGAAATAAAAAAACACCCTTTCGGGTGTAAAAAAATAAAAAATTTTTTTAATTTTTTGGTAAACATAGCGTTACTCTACGCTATAATAGGGGTACAGCGAGCGCAGCTATTCGCACCTCGCAAGTCTCTAAGGAAGGAGTAATGCATATGTCAACTTATGAGTTGATCACTTCAATTTGCAAGATCTTATCAGTTATAATCGAACTTATAAAGACCTGCAAAAAAGAAGGAAAACCCACATGGCACGGACGAGTGACAGTCGTTCCCTACCATCTATTTTTATTATATGCAAGGATTATGAAAAAATCAAGTATTATTATTGCAATCATTTTCATCGTCGCAAGCATGGCGCTTTGGTGCATATCGAGATTCGTCGGTTACATACCTGGCATTATCATCAGCGTTTTTGCAGCCATATGCAGCGTGTGCGCAATCATAATTCTTGCGAGAAAGGATGTCTAAGATGACAGTAAAACCAATCAAATTGTCCCCTAAGCGCGGAAACCACGGTCATATCACAAGCTACACTATCAACATCGGCTCTGCCGAAGCAAGAGAATGCGGCTTTACCGAAGACGGTGTGCAGCTAGAAAAGGTCGTTGACCTTGACCGCAAAGAGATCATCATACGAATCAAAAACGAATAAGTCATGCAGGCGGCGCGATTTCGCGCCGTCTTTGCTTTTTACATTTCAAAGACCCCGCTATTTATGACGCCGCGGGGCAGGCGTGTGTGAAAGGGGACATAAAAATGAAGAATAGAATATCGGTAACATTCTTCATCCTAATGCTAACAGAAATGAATTCCTCATTGTCCTCAACTTTGCCGAATATAGCGATAGCAAATATTGCTACAATTCTTGGCGGTGTTATTACCGCCAGTCTTTGCCGCCACATCTTCCCATGTCAGTCCCTCGATAAAGCGCAGCGTGAATATCTGCCGGGTCAGGCTGTCGGGAATATCCGATATGTAGCGCTCAAGTCGGCTGCGCTCATATATGCGCTGCTCGATTTTAGCCTGGATTATAGCTTCGAGATCCGTTATCTCCGCTATGCAGCGTTCAAGCGCAGGCTCAGGGTTCGGGCTATGCGGCATACCGTCGTAGTTCGGCGACCTCGGGCAGAGCAAATTTGCCCGCAGCTCCGCAAGTCTCTCACGGTCAAGTTCTATCTCTTTGTCAAGGTAGTACAGCTGCGACAACTCTTTAAGCGTCATTTGACAGCCTCCTCTCGGGTCTTATCGTGCTTTTCAATCTCCGGCTTCAGACAATGCCGAAACGGGCACAGAGGCTTTTCTCCGCCGGTCCGGACGAGAAACACGCAATGCTCATTCGGGCACATCTCAGGCACTGCCATCACTCGCTTTCAAAAATCCCGTTTCAATGAGTTCGCGACCGCATTTCGGGCAAACATACCCACTATCATCTCCTGCCTCGAATATCTTGCAGCAGTAATAACATCTTAAGCAGTGTGTTTCCCGGTCGCTTGTCCGCTCCCGTATGTAGCGCCTGTTGGTCTCTTCCTGGGTTATTTGTTTCAGCATGGCAGCTCCTCGATTCTCACATAAATTCCCGGCACGGCAGCCCAAAACTTTTCGCTGATCTCCGATGCGACCTGCGCATCGTCCTTCCAAAAGTGCAGGCGGGTCATGCAGTCCTTCAAGGCTTTTTCAAGATTGTCCGTATCGGGTTTCGAGGTTTTCCATTCCCCGTCTCCGTGTTTCGTCCCTGTATTGCTGAAGCACCATTTGACCATCAGCCTGACTGCGCCTGAATACGGTTCCTGCGGAATATGTGCTGCCAGGTGTGCTGTCAGTTTTCCCTTTGCCGCTTTCAGCTCGGTTGAATCGTACATTATCGCCTTACCGTTTTTGACGGTTATCTTTTTGTCGTGATGCGTTACCGTGGGCGGATGCATCGGCATGAAAAATTCAGCTGTCACGGTAATCGACTCCTTCCCATTTACCCGTTGTCGGATCATACCGCATGTAATCGTGTGCCTTGTCAAAAAGGTACTGCAATATTTGAGGCTGCGATATAATCCATTTCACAACGGCGCTTTCAAAAATGTTAAACTCAGTTCCCGGAAAAGAGTGATATAACGGTGGCATCTTCTTTATGATTTCTAACCTTCTGACTTTTTTCATTTTTGTAAATTCGCTCCTTTTTCTTAAAAATTTTAAAATTTTGCCTTTGTCAGGGAAGGGAAGAAGTTGTGTGCGGCGGCAGCTTCAAGCCGCCACACTTCTTTCCCCTGACCTTGAGGGAAGGGAAATTCCCCACTTATATATGAATATATATAAGTGCTTTTTCCCTCAGAGGGAATTTCTCGATTTTTTATCGACTTTTTCCTTGTGAGGGAATTTCTCGATAACCATTCGACTTTTTCCCTTGTAAGGAACGGGAATTTTTATCGACTTTTTCCCTCGTTTTTCTTTCCAACTTCTCCGTCGTCAATCCAAAAACCACCATGCTCTGTCAACCTTTTGCGAACCGTTTTCGCTGTTACTCCGAGATATTCAGACAACTCATTCACTGTTACCCGTCCATCCATATTGCAGGCATCGAAAGCAGTTTCTATGCTGCTTGTTCTATCCTTTTTTCGCTCGGATGAGGTCTTTTTGCTGCTGAAGTTTCTCCTGAAAGGCGAGTTTTTCGAATTAAAATCGCTATCCGGCTTTATGTCCTCCAGCACACCGGTATCATCTATTCGGTGCACGGGGTAATCGAACCAAAGATTGACCGGAGCGAACTTCGGGAACTCACGCAAAGTACCTTCAATCCGCCACGCCGTTCGCTGCTCGATCATATTCCACGAAGCTCTTACTTCGGAGAGCATAAGGTCACGGGATGCCGGAGACAGACTCTCGCCGCACATTTTGAGCAGCTCGTGCGCGGTATTCTCTTCGTCCTGCGACGGTTCCGGCAGCTTGAAGCGTCGCATCCATTTAAGGCAGATTTCACACTGCGCCTTGTCCTCTTGCTGTTTGCGGATACCGTCGGTTATATCAAGCTCTATGAGGTCGAGCAGCGCGTCGGGGTCGCGGGCGAACACTCCGCTGCCGGATGCTCTGTCCATGCTCCTCTTGCCGCCCTGAGCGCCTTTTGAATGGTGGTGGCAGTAGATAACCGCACACCCAAGTTCGGTGCAGACCTTGTCAAATTGGTTGCAGAAATGCGCCATCTGATCTGCGCTGTTTTCATCGCCTGTGATGATTTTATAAATCGGGTCAATGACAATGGCGATATAGTTTTTCTTTGCGGCGCGTCTGATGAGCTTCGGCGCGAGTTTATCCATCGGAATGGACTTGCCGCGCAGGTTCCACACATCGATGTTATGTAGGTTTTCCGCAGCCCAGCCGAGCGTTGTATAGACATCTTTAAAACGGTGCAGACAGCTCGCACGGTCAAGCTCGAGATTGACATACATTATCTTGCCCTGGGTACATTTGAAGCCCAGCCATTCGCGCCCCTCGGCTATGGCGCAGCACAGCTCTATCAGCGCAAAAGACTTGCCGGCCTTTGACGGTCCTGCGACAAGCATTTTGTGTCCCTGCCGCAGCACTCCGTCTATAAGCGGCGGCGCAAGCTCCGGCAGGTCGTTCCACACATCGGCAACGCTCTCCGGATCCGGCAGGTCGTCGTTTATGCTTTCAATCCATTCTTTCCATTCGTTCCATGAGCTCTTGCCGATGTTTGTGTCGAGCAGATACTGCTTCTTTCCGTTGCGCTCCACGCCCGGCATACGGCTCAAACGGGACGGATTTTTGTTCTGGCGATCGATATCTATGCCGTTTTTCTTGCACACATCATAGAGGTAATCAACACGCTTGCGGTATTCGTCAAAGTTTGCGGCATCGATGCGTACAATGGCGTGCAGGCTCTTTCCTCCGCTGTAAACGAGACAGGCAATCGGCAGCTCGAGCTCGCGTATTATCTGGTTTTGATGGGTGATGTCGGTCGTATCGGATTCGACCAAAGCATATCGGAACTCCGTTACATTTTCATTTTTGACGCCTTTGCCATCCAGAGGATTGAAGCGTATCCACGCCCCCGCCTCCGGCTTGCAATCGCCTATTACGCGACCTATGTCGCCCTCGCATTTGCTCAGAGCCTCTATAAGCTCTCCCGCAGTTCTGGTATACACACCTTTCGTCGGCAGGTATTTACTGTCTTTTTCCCAGCTTTCGGTGACATAACCGACCGTCTCCCCTGCTTCGAAGAGCGTTTCGAGATATTTGGTGATTTGCTCCACCGGATTCCACTCATCAGGTATGTTCAGCTCCTTGCCCTCAATCCAGCTTTTGTCAACGAGGATAAGCTCGTCTTTCTTTTCTCCTATTACGCTGTCCCAATCGAGAGCGCCGTCATCCGCCTGAAAATGCCAGCCGTTGTCTTTTGCCATCTGAACGATAGTCCCCGCCGTAACCGGTGCAGCGGCACCGTTGAAGGTATTCACTTTTTTTCGCAGTCGCCGGCATGATAGCGCTTGTCCGGGCGTGACCATTCATCCCAGTCATCGCAGCTGTATCCCTCATATTTGAGCGCCATGCCAACTTCCACCCATTCGGAATATGTGCAAGCAGCCGGGTCTATGTATTTTATGAGCTCTTTTAAGTCGAGCTTTTCTTCTGTCATATCATCATTGCCTCCGGTTTGTAGTCTTTAGGCACAATGCCGCGCGGAACTCGCCAGTCGTTCGCCGCTATGCGATTAATCATTTTTGTTGCGGCCTCGAAGCTCCATTCGCCGACATGCAGAAAACCGCGAGTTCTCCGGGCGCTTTGCCTCCGGTTTGTAGTCTTTAGGCACAATGCCGCGCGGAACTCGCCAGTCGTTCGCCGCTATGCGATTAATCATTTTTGTTGCGGCCTCGAAGCTCCATTCGCCGACATGCAGAAAACCGCGAGATTCCAAAAAGCGTATCTGCTTCGGCGTTGTGAGACCTTCTTCGCGGCGCTTGCTGAGGCGGTCAAGCAGAAGCTTTGCCTTGCCTGCATTGTCAATATTATCGGGAAGTATACCCCATTTCTCCAATGCATCAATTTGTTCTTTGCTAGGCGGTAACATTTGATAACCGAACACCGGGACATAGCTTGAAAGATCCTGCGCGGAAATCGACATTTCATACTGCAGCGGGTCTACAAGCTTACGTTTGCGCTTCCTCATTTCCTTGAGCTGTGCTGCAAGAGCCTCTTCGCGCTGAGCGACGACATCGCTCTCGGCTTGCTGCTCGGCAGCCTCAATATCAACCGGACAACCTGCCGCTTCGATATTCTCCGTCATCTTTTTTGCGACCTCTTCGTTTTCACATATCAGATGAGCAGGATGACAAAGTTCATGGCGCTCTGTATGCCACAAGAAATCGAGTAGCAGAAGATCCTTTTTGCCGGGTGCAAGGCGCGTTCCGCGCCCAACCATTTGGCTGTATAGGCTTCTGACCTTTGTTGGTCTTAATACAATGACACAGTCGACTGCCGGACAGTCCCAGCCTTCTGTCAAGAGCATGGAGTTACAGAGCACATTATATTCGCCGCGCTCAAACGCTTCGATTATCTCCGCTCTGTCCTGACTTCCGCCGTTGACTTCTGCAGCCTTGAAACCGCGCTCATTCAGAATATCCCGAAATTTTTGTGAGGTCTTTATAAGCGGCAGAAACACGACTGTTTTGCGCTCCCTGCAGTTCTTTATCATCTCGTCGGCAATCTGATACAGATACGGATCCAGAGCGTTGTCGATATCGGCCGCCTTGAAATCTCCGTTCTGCATTGCAACTCCCGTCAGGTCGAGATTCAGCGGAATTGTAAGAGCCTTTATCGGCGCAAGGTAACCGTCTTTTATAGCCTGCGGGAGAGTGTATTCATAAGCAAGGGAATCAAAGTATGTGCCGAGATTGCGCATATCGCCTCTGTCCGGCGTAGCGGTTACGCCTAAGACATGCGCGTCTCCAAAGTGCTCAAGCACGCGCTGATAACCATCGGAAAGGCAGTGATGCGCCTCGTCGATGATTATGGCGTCAAAATAGTCGCTGTCGAACTGTTCGAGCCGTTTTTCTCTCTGTAAAGATTGCACCGAGCCGACGGTTATACGGTACCAGCTGCCGAGGCAGCTTTCTTCGGCTTTCTCTGTGGCACACATCAAGCCGGTAAATTTCAGTATTTTGTCCGCCGCTTGTTCAAGCAGCTCGCCGCGGTGAGCGAGCACAAGAACCCGCTCACCGTTCTGAACACACTGCTTTGCAACATTAGCGAAAACGACTGTTTTGCCGGTGCCGGTCGGCAGGACAAGCAATGTGCGGTTATTGCCGCTCGCCCACTCGTTGAATATTGCCCGTTCTGCTTCCAGCTGATAAGGTCTCGCGTCCAAGGATTAAAAGTTCCCCGGAGTGAAAGCGGGACGCTGAGTGGATTCGTCCGGCTCAAGGAATTTCTTGACCTCATTGTAATAATTATCGTTGTAAAGCCTCTGCCCTATCTTGCAGCGGCCTTTTGAACCTACAACCTGCGCCCAGTTCATTCTCAGAGGTTCGCCGTGTTTCTTCTGACCGATAGCAATGAAGAACGCGCATACAAGCCCTTCTGTTTTACGCGAGAGGAAAAGATTATGTTTTACGATAGCTGTACCCTGCGGCGCATCTATCTGAAGCGTAAGCTCTGCCTTCGGGCAGGCAGACATTTTCTCCGAGCCGTTGAAATAGCCGCGCTCAAAGCTTTTGACGGTGAATTCATATTCCCCTTCCGGCAGAAGTACAAATTCGTTTTCGGCTTCGATTACACTGTCCCAGTCGAGGGCGTCGTTCCTGTTGGTGTTGTAGTTTTCGTTCATGGTTAATACTCCTTTTTATTTAAAATTTTCTTATATGATTGACGATGATATCGTAGACCCGCTCCCACGCACCGATAAGGCAGCCGTTAATGAAAGCTTCGCCATAATTGAGAATCGGTGTGTCGGCAGTGAAGTAACCTTTCCACGCTACTGCATTTCTAAGCTCATCTTCGGTAACGTTGTTCGCCGTCATGAGTTCACGCAGCGCTGCCGGTAAGCCAGAACTCGGTTCAGTGTTCTCAGTGTTCGGGGTAGGCTTATCGGCATCGGCGGTAAACTCGTCGATTTTTGCCTTGAGCTCCTCTATGCTTTTTTTCGGCGGGTCGGGCAGCGCATTCGTCTGCGGCTTATCTTCCGGCGCCGCTGCGACATATGCACCGGAAGACGGAATAAACGGTGCGATGACGCTGAAATCGAAATCGACCTCGTCCGGCAGCCCGTATCTGTTCTTCGCATCCCAGCAGGGATGATGATTGGTATACATTACCCTTCTGCCGCCCTGTGCCTTTCTGCTGTCGGTCTTCTCGTCCTTTATCACGAACGTCTTATAGTTGACGAAGAGAACCGTGTCTGCCCATTCTTTTACGATCGGCGCGACATTTTTTGAAAGTTTCATCTCCCAGCGGTCATATGCGCCGAGCTCGTCCGGCTGTTCAAACTTACGCATTTTGGCGTGAGCGGTCAGCACGACGTTAATACCTTTTGATATAACCTCATTGAGCAGGTCAAGAAGCCTGCCGAACTCTTCGTAGAGCTTTGTATAGCCCTTGCCGTATCCGAAGTCCTCAATGCTCTGTTTGTGATTTACGGAACATATATGATTACTTGCAAGCTGCTCTGACCAGTCCGCTGTGTCGATGACAAGCGTCATACACAGTTCTGGGTGATCGCGAACATATTTGACCTCTTCGAAAAGCATCGTCCAACTGCTCGGTTTGTCAAAACGCTTAACGTTCAGCCTCTTTGTGCTGCCTTCCGTGTCGATGAAAATCGCGCCCGGGAACTTGGAAGCAAAGGTTGATTTGCCGATTCCCTCCGGACCGTAAACTATGACCCGCTGTGCATCTTCGATTATTCCTGATGTTATGTTCATTAAAACTGTCCTGCCTTCCATGCTTTTTTAGTCTCCGTCGGTTCGTTCACCACATATCCGTCCTCTATAAGGACACTGCATTCATCGCCGGTGCTGACCCTCGTTGCTATCGCCTGCAGCCCCTCAGACTCAAGCCATTTGCCGAACTCGGCAAGAGTGTCAAGATCCATCTGCTCGAGCTTATCAAGCAACACAAACCCGCAACTGGGGTTGAGCTTGCGCACGATGGCCGTGGAAACCTTGAGCTGATCCGCTCCGGACATATTGTCCCACTTGAAGCCGTTGTATGTCAGCTCGCCATCCTTGACCGACAGCCCCGGCAACGGAAGCTGTGCGGACTTGAGCAAGTCGGTTTTCTTTTGCCTGACATCTTCAAGCTCGTTCGTCAGCTGGCTGTACTGAGTCTGATACGCTTTCGCATCCTCTTCCGCTTTCTCTTTTTCAAGGTTGGCACGGATTTTAATGTTGATTTTCTCAACATTTTCAATGTCCTCTTCAAGCTCGGCGGTGCTCAGATCCTCGAGGTGCTCCGTCTCCATGTGCGCGATTCTGAGGTCATCCATAAGGCTCTGCTGCTCCGTCATAAGACGTTGAAGCTCAGCCTGGATTCCGTTTATTTTGCTGTTGACGGCGTCATAGTGATGCTGTATCTCGGCGGCTCGGTCACGCTTACGCTTATTCTCGGCGTTATGCGCCATAATACCTTGCTGCTGTTTGATAAGCTCGGATGCGGAAATCAGCTGCTCCGGTACATCCGGATACTCCGTCATCTCTCTGGCATACTTGAGTTTCTGATCGGCTATCTGTCCAATCATGTGGCGCTTGTTGTATAGCTCCGTCTCGTCGTGCTCAAGCTGCGCGAGCCTGTCTCCAACGCCGATTATGCGCAAAAGTGTGTTGGCTTTTTCCTTGTTTGATGCGGTCATGAACCTCGGCAAATCAAGCGCAAGCTGAGAAATAAACTCGTTTATAAGCTGCTGACCGCCTTTTCTGCCGGTAGGGTCTGTGACCTTCAAGGTGCTGTTCTTCCCGGTGCGCTCCACTATGATGCCGCTGTCCATTGTGATTTTGAGATTGGGCGGCAGTACAGAACCCTCACGCTGTGGCTCTGACGGACGAAATCTATCGCCCCCAAGCGCCCATGCAATGCTGTCGAGCACAGAGGTCTTACCCTGACCGTTACGCCCGCCTATCACAGTCAGACCGTTTTCGGTGGGCTCGATTTTGACCGCCTTAATACGCTTTACATTCTCGAGCTCAAGGCTGTTTATCTTCATTTGACATTAGTCTCCCTTCGTGTTATCATGATGTTGAGGTTTTACCTTTGCCGTCTTCGCTGCCCACTCAGCGTTGGCGGCTTTTATAATATGCGCAGCCATCTTCCGTCGGCGACGATTCGCGAAAAATCCCGGTCTCGTGGGTGTACATACATGCCGTACCGTCCCAGTCGCCGCACGGCGCTGCCATGCGTCTGCGCCAGTCACAGCTGTTGCAAATCGCCATTTTGCGCCACGGGTCTCGTCCGCGCTTCGGTGCCGGTGCCGGTGCTGACACGATTACTTGCTGCCGCCGATGGTCGGTCAAGCCGGCGAGATAATCAATTGACACATCAAAATACTGCGCTATGTTCACCGCCATCGGAAGCGACGGACAGCTCTTGCCGCGCATATATGCCGATACCATGTTAGGCGCAGTGCCGAGCGTCGCTGCAAGGTCTTTCTGCGTGACTTTCGGCACGCTTTCGCGCATCAGGTCTTTTAGCCTGGCAGCAAGGATCTGCACATCGAACGGGCTTTTAGTCGTCTGATTTCCCATTGCGTTTTGTCTCCTTTCTGTTTAAAATTTTTGCTTTGAGGTCGTCCTCGAAGGCTATGAGCTTGTCCTCACGGCAAAAGCCATAGATGATAAGTACGACGGCGACAAATTCAAGCGTCGTCTGAATCACGAATTTCAGTGCCATAGTTATACCTCCTCAGGGTCATACTCATTCTCAAGCCCTGTACCTGTCAAATCAACCATCTCTCCGAAATCGTCGTATGCGCAGGGGCGAGCTCTGGCAAGGAGCGGACTGTCACCAACCGCCTCTATCATTCGTGCGCTCCTACCGATATCAGTCATCGCTGACAGAATATTTTTGTCCTTGCGAAGCTGGAACAAGGTGTTGAGCTCCTTTCGATATCCAAATTGCTCCATGCAGACCTGATATGCCTTTGGGTGAGTTTGCCGAAGAACACTCAAGTGATTGTTTTTAAACTGAATATCTGTGCCGCAGAACATACAACCGTTACGCTCAATGTGTTTTATTTCGCCGTCCACGGTCTCATAGGTAATGTCATAAAGTGGCGGACGCTCAACACCGTAAGTATTTATATACTCCCACACATCTTCATCTCGCCACATGGCTATTGGCGACATGTGGTAGAATGGCTCGCCCTTGATATGCGGTCTGTGCGAGGCAAATATCGGACCTCGTGTGGCGATACTGAGCATACGTGTGTGTGATTCCGCAGCCATCAAGCCTTTTATTATCACTCCTACATCCTTTTCCGCTTGAACTCGCTCCGATGGCTCTTTTTTCAGCAATTTGCAACAATGCTGTGAAAATTTGCACTCTTTCAATGTATCGTAATACTCTTTGAGTTTTTCATCGTTGGACGATGTATCGGAATACTTCAAAAAGCACTCTATGTTGATACGGTGAGCGTCAAGCTTTGATGCGGCTTTCCCGAGCAGCGGAGCGCCATACTGCTCAAGGCAATACGCGAAATTCATTTTGTGCCCTTTGAAATAACAGTTTGTCCTGTTGAGCTCATAGCCGCGTTTTTTCGCTGCCGTAATTAAGGCTCCCTGTCCTTTGAGCTTGCCGTCCGCCTTTAATACCTCATCAAGAGCACCTTCAGATTCCAACCTTTCGATAAGCTTGCGGGCAAAATCATATCTCAGCTCGTCATGGTCGAGACGCAACAGTTTGGTCTCAATAAATCTATCACCGTAATGCGCCTTGCCATATTTTCGTGCAAAGGCTAAACTCTCGGGAAACTCCACGCCTGTGTTGCCGAAAATACAAAGTATCTTACCGTGTAACGTTGGCACAAAGCGTTCGACAAGATCAGCAACAACAAGGCTGTCTTTGCCGCCGGAGAAAGCGAGGGCGACATTGTGACTCGTGATTTTTTCGCACTGTTGCAACACTTCAATAGAAAAAGTGACTTTATCGCTGAGCGGCAGTCTCTGGAGTTCGATGATTTCACCGAAAGTGTAATTGCTTTTTATCATTCCCCTGCCTCCCCAAAGAACCTATGCCCGCCGATGGTGCAAACATAGGTCTGCGACTCATGCCACTCGCTGTATACCAGCTCGGGCGCATAAAAATAAAGAATGTCTGCGTCTGTCACCGTCTCGCCGGCATCAAAGACCGCGGCGACGGCTTCCCTCGTCTCTGCGTTCGGTTCTACCCGGCGGTCGGTGTAACCATACTCCGCAACTATCTCCACGGGGCGTTTGCCGGTCTTTTCACACACATTTAAAATGCACTGTGAGACCGCCATTTTGCCATCAAACGGCTCGATTCCCGATTCAGCCATAACAACCTCGCATATAAGCTCTCGCTCGTCTGCGGTCAACCGGTAGCGTGCTGTGGGTATCTGCGCCGATACCGTCGGTTCAGGCGCGGTAATCGGTTCTGTCTCCGGAACCGCTGCCGCCGCGAAAAGCAGGACGAGCGCCAGCACTGCGGCAATTGTTAAAAATCCTTTTGTCATTTTGATGTCTCCTTTCTGTTTTTGCCCTTAGCTCACCATAAGACCAATGTCTCCGCGCTTGAACTGCTCAAGCCGGTCAAGCCTAATGTGGTACGAGTACGACCCGCTCGGATTTTTAATCGCGATACAGAAGGTGCATTTTCCCTCCCTCGCGAGCAGACGGATCTGATGCGGCGGTATGTAGATAACCTCTCTCAGGTACATTGACGCCTCGTCGACTGACATAAGTGCCATTTTTTTACGCATGGTGTTTTCCTCCTTTCACGAGAGCGCTTTCAAGAAGCGTTCTTTTCCTTTTACGGTGATAAGCATCTGAACGCCTGTCCAGTCGGTCTTATCGTTGTATGTCTCCTTGACGGTGAACAGCCCTGAATCGACATGCTCCGCATAGGGCATCAGCCTGCCGCGCTTGTCGCGGTAAATGTATTTGTGATCTATAAGCCACTTTACAAAGTCATTCTGTTTTAGCCCGAGAAGCTTCGCCGTCTCTCTGATTCCGGTAAGACTCTCACGGTCGCACAGACCGTCAAAATATTCCGCTTTCGGCTGCATAATGGCGTTCTGAACTGAGAGGTTGGCGTTTATAGCTTTAAATCTTTCAAGCCTTTCCTCAGCCATTCTGAGGGCTCTCGACATCACCGCTTCGGGTGAGTTCCACTTTCTTTCGAGCTGCAAGAAATACTGCCTCGCCTGCTTACCCCGTTCGTTGCGCTGAAGCATACAGATCTCTTTCGCCATGTCGATGGTGAGCTGCGCATCCTGTCTCGGCTTGCCCGGTAAGCCGTCAGACCTATCGCTCAAAAATGAGCAATAGTCCTCTCCCTCAGCAAAACCGTATTCGCACATTCTCGGGAACCAATCCTTGTAAGCGGTTTTAACTTCAAGAAATTCGTGCAGGTCTCTTGCTAAGACCGTCGGTCTGTCGCTTTCATAGTTGATTTTGATTAACTCGTTCATTTACAAAGCTCCTTTATGTTGACTTTTAGTCTTGAAATTTATATACTAAAAACAAAAAATGTTGAGGTGTGTCATGCAAGTTTCTAAAACAACGAATGTTACTCTCCCGGCATCTGCTTCCTGGAGAATCGAAAAATTTTCATTGCTTGAGCTTTTTAAGACTATTGAAAATGAGTACACCGCACTGATTCCGGCATCGGAGAATTATCGAACTACCGTAGTTGTCTGTCGTGACATAAGCGATGAGACAAGGTACACTTTAGAGGAATTTAAGAAATACTTTTCAGGCAGTGCGCCTTTTAAGTCTATAACTCTCCTGTGTACCAACGCACTCGAAGAGTCCGCGTACCTTTATCTTGATACCAAAAGCATTCTGTATAAGACTCCATATCAGTGCTACATTTCAATTTCTTCCTCAAGTCTCACAGAAGCAGAAGCAGAAGATTTTTTAAAGAAGATGACAGCACTTGCTATTCCGTTTTTATCGGAACCAAACGCAGCGCAGAACATCGAAGATTCCCGCATCCAACAGGCACCTGCTTCAAAGACTCAAGAGGAATCACGCAGTGGTGATGATAGCGACACAAACCACGACAGCCCAAACGGCAAGCAGCACAAGAAACGAACGGCTTTCTGGAATTCGGCTGATAAAGTCGATCGGATTATTGGAATTATAGTCGGTGTTCTTGCGATTCTCTCTTTTTTCGGCATTCGCAGTTGCACGCAGCACAATGATAATTTGAAAAACCAAACATCCAGTGCTAATAGCGAAGCAGATTTTACCTAATACCATATAGTCCCCCCTCTTTCGACTTCCGGGCGAGTAGTTGCCGCTGCTCGCTCAGAAGCTTTTTTATTTGCTTCTCAAACTTTGTCATGGTCATCTCCTTTCTTGTTATACTGTTTGCCTTTTGTGGCAGAGATGGGTTGATTACATTGACCAAACTTTTGACTTTGCCTGTGTCAAGTGCGTAACTCTCATTTTTTGTTGCGTAACGCAACTAATTAAGCAAAAAAATATGCGCCAAAGTCTAACGCTGATATTCCGAGCGTTTCCGCTATTTTATTTGCCTCGTTTAACGTCAGCTGTCTATTGTTGTTGATTTTCAAGCAACAAGTCGCCTGTGTTATGCCTAAAATATCAGCCAGGTCTCTCTGAGTTACATTTTTTTCTCGCATAAGTCCCTTGAGTTTCTGAGAGTTTATCATTATTCTCATCTCCTTTCTGTTGCGTTTTGCAACTATAATTCTATCACAATTATCGCCGTTGTCAATAGCAAAATGCAACTTTTTTTATATTTTTTTTGCTTCACTATTGCATTTTGCAATTTTTGTGCTATACTCTTCTTGAAGGTAGGAGGTAAAGGATATGAATGACAACAAACGTATAGGCGCAAGAATAAAAAAGCGCAGAGAAGAATTAGGACTCACACAAGAAGACTTGGGGAATCAACTTTTCATGAACAAATCGACCATTCAGCGATACGAGACGGGAAAAGTTGAAAAAATAAAGATTCCCGTAATTCACGCTCTGGCTAAAGCACTGAACGTTGATCCCAATTGGATTGCCTTAAAAACTGACGAAATGGGAATGTTTGAATCAGGTAGAGAATGGTATAAAAGAGATATTGGCAATTATTCGGTTGATGAGCTCCCTGACAACATCATCCCTCTACCAAAAACAAAAAAGATTCCTCTGCTCGGCACAATCGCCTGCGGGGAACCAATCCTTGCAACTGAAAATATTGATAAGTATATAGAAATGCCGGAATCTGTAGGCGGCACATTTGCTTTGAAATGTAAAGGCGACAGTATGATAAACGCCCACATATTTGACGGTGATGTTGTATACATCAGAGAGCAGCCTGATGTGGAAAACGGCGAAATCGCAGCGGTTTTAATCGGGGACGAAGCAACGCTAAAGCGCGTTTATAAATACCCCTCAAAAGTTGTTCTTCGTCCTGAGAATCCGCTATATAACGACATTACGTATACCGAAGAGGAAATGAACGATGTGCGCATACTCGGAAAAGCAGTTGCCCATCTGAGCGCGGTGAGGTGAGGGACAAAGTACAGATAAAAAGACCGTATAAAATATCATACTCGATGAATATATAATCTCCAATGGACAACCTGAGACAACCTGAGACAACCTGAGACGATCTGAGACGCTTTAAGGAAAATATTTATACATAAAAAATTGCATCTTTTTGTTGACAAAACCATCGGAACTGGCTATAATAGAGTAGGTAATGGATTTACCATTACGTATAAATTATAGTTCCAGATAGTAGACCTCCCACCATACGGGAAGTGCCGATGTCTGGAACTTTTTTATTTTTTGACAAAGGGTAGTGAAAAAATGGGTAAAACAGCAATAATGGTTGATGGAGGATTTTATAGAAAACAAGCAAATTTTTTATTTGGTGAAAAAACTCCTGAAGAACGGGCCGATGAGTTAGTCGAGTACTGTCATCGTCATTTAAAAGAGAACACTCGAAAGCCAGAACCTACGTACAGAGAACTATATAGAATTTTCTATTATGATTGCCCGCCTTCCGAAAAAACCGTCTATCATCCCCTTACTCAGCGTTCGGTCAATCTTGCAAAGAGTGACCTGAACAAGTGGTCTAAAGCTTTTTTGGAATCTCTCTCGACCAAGCGCAAAGTCGCATTGAGAATGGGAGAACTGTTGGAATCATCGGCCGGTTACGCACTAAAGCCGGATGTACTAAAAAGACTTTGCAGAAAGGACATTTTGATAGATGATCTAAAAGAGGATGACTTTCAGCTCGAGATTCAGCAGAAAGGTGTTGATATGAGAATCGGTTTGGATATCGCATCTTTGGCACAAAAGGGTCTCGTGGATCAAATTGTACTTATTGCAGGTGACAGTGATTTTGTTCCTGCTGCTAAACATGCGAGAAGAGAAGGCATAGACTTTATACTCGACCCCATGTGGCACACAATAAAAAGCAGTCTTAATATGCATATTGACGGTTTGAACACAAGAACCGGTTGTCCACCTTTTAATACCAATGACAAATTATGCTCTAATAAAAAAAGATAAAAAAAGAACCCCCGGTGCGGGAACACCGAGGGCTCAGGCATCAACACACACCATGCGTATAGAGTGGATTGATATAATTATTATATCACCCGCTCTGAGGAAACACAAGTAAAGGAGCGGATTTTTTAATGGCAAAGCGTGAAAACGGCGAAGGCAGCGTATATAAACGCAAGGATATCAAGCGGCGTCCCTGGGTCGTCGCGTTGCCGGCAAGTTATAGCCTGGACGAGCAGGGCAAGATGATTAAAAAGCAGGAAATCCTCGGGCACTACGCATCGAGCAAAGAGGCAAAAGCTGCTCTGGCTCACTACCTCGAACACCCGGTCACAGAGATAAACATGACCGTTGATGATTTGCATATGATATGGCTATCCCGCCCGGAGTATAAAAACATATCCAAACAGTCCCGGGATTGCTACAACGCCGCCTGGAAGAAGATTCCCGAAGATGTAAAGGCTATCAAAATGCGCGAGCTGAGAACGGAAGACATGCAGAAATGTATCGATGCATACAGCGCACAAAGCGGCACTTCGCTCTCGTATATAAAAATCACATTTTCGCGTCTTTATGCGCTTGCGTTGGAGAGAGACATTTGTTACAAAGACTATTCCAAATTCGTTAAGCTCCCAAAGAAAAAGAAAAACGAAATACATCCATTTTCCGCTGAAGAAGTGGAAAAGATAAAGGCTGCCGCACAAGCTAATGTCCCATACGCCGATATCATTCTCATCCTGATTTACACGGGATTTCGTATTTCTGAACTACTCGCCCTTACTCCGGATGATTACATAGCGGATCAAGCCTTGCTCATAGGTGGTCTGAAAACCGAAGCCGGAGAGAATCGTCATGTTCCCGTTCTGCCGGTGATTAAGCCGTATATAGAAGCACTTGTAGCAAAGCAAGGTAAAAAAATAGTATGTCGTGATGACGGCGAGGGATACAGCTCGAGCTACATGCGTAAAAAGTACTACGACTGCCTTGAAGAGATAGGAGTTAAGCGTCTATCCCCCCATTGCTGCCGAAAAACATGTGCAACAATGATGGTAGAAAGCGGTGTATCACCCGAAGCTACACAAATGATTCTTGGGCACGAAGAATACAGCACGACCTTAAAATACTATGCACTTGTATCAGACAAAACTCTTCATGAGGAAATGGCGAAGATATCTTAAAATCCGTAGTAATCCCGTAGTAACGCTCGATTTTTGTTTAGTGTTTATCGGCTACCACGCACATCCAAGCTACTATATGTTGTGCTTTTCTCCGCAATTCGCTATGTGTATGTACTACATATTTGACTTTTGCTCAAGAAAAAAATTACCGAACTTTTTGAAAAAATAAAGAAACTAAAAGCATCTACTAAAATTATGATACTGCTCCCTGTCATATCGATGCTTATATCTACTACGGCACCCTTTATTCCGGGACTTCTGGAAAACAGGATAGCATTTGATGCAGTGTCGTTGTTTGCTTTATCTTTGATAGTTTTATTTATGATTTTGTTAAGTATAAAAGTCAAAAAGCAGCCATGGCACGGTATATTGTGTTTTTTCACAATATGTATCGGCGTTTTGTTCTATATAATCTTTATAGGGTACACAGCACTTTGGGACTATCTGCTGTAAGTATTAGAAAGGATATCAATGAATAAGAAGTACAAAAGGAATTCAAAAAGTTTGGCTCTGCTGCTATCGATATGTCTTGCAATTCTTCTTATCGCAATCGCAGTGATAATCAGGTTTTATTCAATACGAGTGCTGCTGACAGCGCTGATATGCGCAATAATCCCGTTTGCTTTTATAACGATTTATACGATAATGGGCGCAGGAGATTATATTGAAATCCACGACGATTTTTTCGTTTTTAAACAGGGACGCAAGTCTCCCCGAAAAGTTTATTGGAAAGAGATTTCCGGTCTCGCTTTTTCGGGAAACAAACACTTCCTGCCATTCAGCGTAATGAATGTGTTCGAGGAAACCGGCAATATGGAGCCGCAGACTATCGTGTTATTGGATTCAACATACGAACAATACAAGAAAATGTGGGAAGATATGATTTTGTCTTATACAAAATCGCAGCCCGAGTCTCACAATATCGATGCAAAATTCGGGGAGTTTTTAAACTTATAAAAAAACAGCAACCGGAGTTGTATCTGCCGTAAAAAGTTTTTAACAAAGGGATTGATGAAATGGATAATCAAAAAAAGCTTATAAGATTTTTTCCTTTTGCGTTGACTCGAATTGAAAGACTGAGAGATTATCTGAACAGAATGTATGAATCAGGATATCAGATAGTTAAAATAAAATTCGGATGCATACTGATTTTTCAAAAAGCAGCTGTCAAAGAAGACTTTAAGTATTTTATACTTACAAGACATTTCTACAGCAAGGCTCGAGTAAAAAAATGGGACGATGTAGATCTGTTGGAAAATATAAGTCCGCGATTTCATAAAGGCAACGGCGAGCAATTTCATGTGTATGTATGGCTGTCAAGTGCCATGTATTATATTTATCTAACCCGTCATATCCCCGAAGCGGACTACGAAAAAATAATTGCATACAGAAAAAAGCATCTTTTCAAAGCGAATGCAATGAAGATAGGCTTTTGGTTGCTTCTGATTGCACTGCTTATATATAATATTTATATCTGCTGTGTGTAATTAAAAGTGCTGATATATCGAATACCGGGCGCGATATCCGGAAGCGGGGCTCTTCGAGACTTGCTTTAGCTAAAAGACTTTGAGGGTAAATGAGTATATGAAAGAAAACATTGTCGGGAAATTAATTGAATATTTTCCAAACTTAAAGAATGAAGTCGAAAGTAATCTCAATGATTTTCCCGAGATATATTTACATCTGATATTTGGGGATATTTTCAATTCCTATCTATTGAGTTTGTTGGATAATCCGCAAGAAAATATAAGCCAACTGATAAAGGCGAGTGAACTCCTGGAATATATGTCAAAAATGGATAACAGCATACAGGAGGTTGTTGTTACTACTGTGTTGGAACGTTTGTCTGATAATAGCGAAAAATTGGCATTATTCAGTAGGTTTATAGGCGATAGGACAAGGCAATTAATAAATGATTACATGAAATAGAAATAACGATTTTCAAGAAGAGATAGTATATTCCGACGCGGATGATTTTAATGGTTCAATAGGTGGTTTTTGGGATTATTTGTTCATTAATCTATTTTGCGATTTTCGCCATAAGCAAATGACGCCATATTTAATGAACTACATTGCTTTAAATTATAGGAGGCTGACTGTTTATTATGATCGAATTCAACGGATATCTTACTGGAGCATCAGAAAAATTCTTTTTCAAGAAGTATGTTACTTATATGCAAAACGCATTTATTTTTGGTTTGGTAATGGTATTGCCTTTGATTTTTATGCTGATGAGAACTTTTCAAACATTTTCAATATTTTACGGATATTGTGCGGTTTTTGCATATGCCATGATAGCGGTTCGCATTAAAACCCCAAAGGGAAGAAAAGAAATAACTCCTAAAAGAATATATGTTATAGATAATAATCTCATTTGTATTTCCGATAAACAAAGCGAGAGCAGAGGTGTCGAATTAGTAAAAACAGCTTATGATTACGGGGAGTTCTACTTTTTATCATTTCCGATGGGGAAGAAAAGCGGAAACTTTGTTTGTCAAAAAGATTTGCTCACACAAGGAACTCTCGAAGAATTTGAAAAACTGTTTGACGGTAAGATAGTAAGAAAATATTAAAAGTTACTGCGACCGGGAAAATTTGATTGCCTGCAACAAACCGAAACAACCATAAAACTATCCCCAAAAAATTAAATGTTTTTGGGGGTTAGTTTATTTGTCAATTGTTATTTACCGCGATTTTCAGCCTATCCAAATTCAGAAACCCCGGGTCTTTTAAAGGCTCAAAATAAAAATACGAAAAACTTCAATTTTTTCTTGACAAAGGCGAGTCTCTTTGCTATAATCTCTCTTGCAGTTGCGGATGT